TCGACTACGCCGACAGCGACACCAAGAAGGTGTTTAGGAATAGTCTGGTAGATAACGTGCTGGAGATGATCGAGTTGCTCGACGTTTGCAACGTCACGGGGGACAGCCAGATGTCAGCACTACGCAACAAGCTGGACAACGCCATGCGCGGGGTCACACCCGAGGCGCTGCGTGAGGACGAGTATCTGCGCCGTGAGACCAAGCAGGTCGTGGATGCCGCCATCGCCGCTCTGCCGAGTCTGGATGTATAGGGGGACAGCATGAGATATCTAGGATTGTTGAGTTTCATCGTATTTAGTGCTATGATCTCTCTTATGGTGTTGGAGTTTGTAGTTGGGTGCGGTGAGACGACCTATCACGCCGACCGCACCTACACCACCAACGAGTGCTTGTTTATTCCGTACACCCCGACCAGTGGCCGGTGGTGACGGTAACGTCGGGATTGGTACCAATGTTAGGCGGACACTTCCGTTCCCCTATCGCACATAAATAACTTAACAGGAGAACTACCATGACAACCGCTAATCAAATGTACGCTCTTGGTCTAGACCAGATAGCTACCGCCATACGCAGCGGCGGCAACAAGCGCACGGTCCTCATCCAAGGCCACATGGGTACGGGCAAGTCATCCTTGCTCAACGCCCTCGCCGCTGAACTACCGGATCACACGCCGTGCTACTTCGACTGCACGACCAAAGACCTTGGCGACATCAGCATCCCGAAGCTGGCCGTTGTTAGTGCCGACACTAACAACTCAGACTATGTGACCTACGCCACCAACGAGGAGTTGGGTGTTCACCTCGACAGCCCGATCATCCTGATGATCGACGAGTACGGCAAGGCTAACCCTGCCGTGAAGAACGCCATGCTGCGCCTCATGCTGGAGCGCAAGATCGGTAGCTACACCCTGCACCCTGACAGCTTAGTGTTCGCTACCACCAACCTTGGGGCCGAGGGTGTCGGTGACTTACTGCCGCCTCACGCCCGTAACCGCATGACTGTCATCACATCACGCAAACCTAACAACATCGAATGGATTGAATGGGGTATCAACAATGGGATCGACCACACTCTACTTGGCTGGGCGAAGGATAATCCGCAGCTCTTTGCGTCCTTTGAGGATGTCAAAGACCCGGAAGAAAACCCGTACATCTATCACCCCCGAGATCAGCGGGCAGCATTTGTCACACCCCGCTCGCTGGAAGCAGCATCCGACTGGCTCAAGTCGCGGGAAGCCTACGACGACCAAACCCTGACAAGTTTGCTCATGGGTACTATCGGGGAGCGCGGCGCTATGGACTTGATGGCGTTCGTCAAGCTAGCCGATCAGTTGCCGTCGCTCGACAGTATCAAGTCCGACCCGCTCAACGCCAAGGTGCCGGACAGTGCTGCCGCCGTGTGTATGGTCGTGTACCGCGCACTCGGTGCGATGGAGCGTGACTGGCTCGACGCATGGATGGACTACCTCAACCGTCTCGACAAGGAGGCACAGGGTATGTTCGCCAACGGCGTCCGTGCGCCCAAGTACTCTAAGCAGTCGGTGGTCATGACCAACAAGAAGTTCACCGACTGGGCGATGGCAAACAACTACATGTTCGCTGCGGATAAGAAGTGAGGGAGTACGATGGCAAACCCGTTCACTGATGAGATCAAGCAACAGCTTCTTGGTGAGTTTAAGAAGTTAGTGGATGAAGCCGTTGCTAAGGATGGCGTCGATGGGCTGTACCCATACGCACGATGGATAGCCAGTCAGAAACGGAAGAACGCAAGAAAGAAAAATTAGGGTTAGCCCGGTTAGCCCTAAAAAGTTAGTGCGGCACTAACAACGGGGTGCAGGTAGCCCCTGCACCCCACAACAACGGAGAATAATATGTTAGCAATAGGTCAAGAACTCAGTGTCGAGCAGCGGCTCAGTAAGGCCGTGGTCGATATCATGGGCAACCCCAAGTACGTTGCCCTCGCGGGTGTCCTGATGATCGGGGACCGCACAGTGCGCGACGACGTACCGACCGCCGGTACGAATGGTCGTGATGAGATGTACGGCAGGGAATTTGTGGATGGGTTGACTGACCCCGAACTAAGGTTCCTCGTACTGCACGAGTGCTACCACAAACTGTACCGACATCTCACCACGTGGCGGCACTTATATGAGCAAGATGCTCAACTTGCAAACATGGCCTGTGATTATGTCATCAACTGTAAGATCGCAGACGACAACACCGATGGCTTCGCGGTCATGCCCAACGGTGGCCTACTCGACCCCAAGTATCGTGGGTGGGACAGCGCCGCTGTGTACGCCGATCTGCAAAGTCAAGCCGAAAGTGGTGGTGGGGGACTTTCCGCCGGTCAAGCAGCACAGGGTTTCGATGACCACGATTGGGACGGCGCACAGGAACTCACCGCCGACGAGCAACGCGAACTCGCCCGGGATATTGACGAGGCTATACGTCAGGGTGCGTTGATCGCTGGCAAGATGGGGTCCGGTGGCGACCGCGACCTTGAGGAGTTGCTCAAGCCACAAGTTGACTGGCGCGAGGTTCTGCGCGAGTTCATCACATCCACTTGCACGGGCAGCGACTACTCGACGTGGCGACGCCCCAACCGCCGGTACATAGCAACGGGTCACTACTTACCGTCCGGCATCACCGAGCAGGTTGGCGAGTTGGTCATTGCCATCGACACGTCTGGGTCTATCGGTTCCGCCGAACTCACGCGGTTCTTGTCCGAGGTCAAGGGTATCTGCGACACGGTACATCCCGAACGTATCCGGTTGTTGTACTGGGACACCGAGGTGTGTGCTGACGAGACATACGACACGCACGAACTCGACAAGCTAACGTCCAGCACAAAACCCGCTGGCGGTGGCGGTACGAGTGTCGATTGTGTTCCCGAATACATCACCAAGCACAACATCAACGCGCAAGCCGCTATCGTCCTCACGGACGGGTATCTTTACGGTGGCTGGGGTACATGGTCGATACCGTTGCTGTGGTGCATAATTGACAACGATAACGCCAAGCCCGACTGCGGCAAGGCCGTCCACGTCAAAGCGAGGGAACTGTGATGACTAAGGGAACTATAATGACTTTTGAAGAATCACTTGCAGTGCTGGAGCAATGGCTGTTCTTCATTCTTGAGTTAGTGGAAGAAGAACCAGACTTGTTCAATGAACAGGATATCGACGTCCTAGAAAAAACATTTAATTCCGTACATTCAACCCAACACCATAACTTCGGGTACAGGGGTGCGGATATAGTTGAGGACATCAAACATGATTGAAGGTTTAGCTTGTCTGGCTCTCGCCGTGTATTTCGAGGCACGGGGGGAGCCGGTGGCGGGACAACTCGCGGTGGCACAGGTTGTTATCAACCGAGCTAGATCCACCAAGTTCCCCGACACACCGTGTGAAGTTGTCAAGCAAGGTCCAACCTATAAAGGGTCTGGGCATCCGGTAAAGCATAAGTGTCAGTTCAGTTTCTGGTGCGACGGCAAGCCGGAGATCATCCACGACCACCAAGCATGGCAGACCGCCGAGGAGGTAGCGAAAGCCGCCATGCAGACATCGCTCGACATCACCGAGGGTTCCACGTTCTACCACGCAACGACAGTGGACCCGAAGTGGCGATACACTAAGACTTTCACCGTCCGGTTAGGACAACACATCTTTTACAAGGAGAATAGAGATGGAGAGTAAAGAGATAACCGTTGCCAAGGCACAGGAGATCACGAAGGACTGGTCCGAGGCTTGCCGTTGGGTGGAACACGCGATCAATCGTGAAGCTGAACGACTTATGCAGGAGGGTGAGTACAAACCCGACGCGTTCCTAAAGGCCGAAACCCTACGCGCAGCGTGGAAACGTGTGCAGCACGGTTAGTGCCGCACTAACAAAACAAGGAGAACTAAGATGAATTATTATTACTACTTTGGGATAAACAGCTTTGCTGACGCAGAGGCTAGGTACAACTCAGTCAAACCCATCCGTGGGTCAGATGACATACGCCCGATTGGAGACAGGCGACGTAAGTGGGAGCGCATACACAAATTCTCGCGTAATTGCTACGGCCTGTTCGACGGCGGGGTAGGCGACCCAAAGACCGAAGGGTGGAATCATCGTGGTTTGGGTGTAACCGACGCCGAGGCCAAAAGCATGGCCCCCGTGCTGTGGTGGCGTGACAAATACGGTTCCGATCATGTCCGTTTCCGAAACGAGACAGGTAGTGGCGCACACACCAGCAGGTATAAGTTCCTCCACAGGGCCATGCCTGCTGGGCTGTCCTTCCTCGTAGACAACGGTAAACAGTTCATAGTGTACGGCGGGGAGAAGTATTTTCTCGCGAAAGGCACTCGTGTCCCCTACGATTGGCTGGACGCTAACGCTAATCTTTGGCTTCGACGTTGTGGTTCACCGACTACCATTGACGACGGTGTGGCAATCGCCTTCGTACGATTTGCTGAATACACGCGTGGTTGGAAGTTCGACGGTGGCGGCAAGGATATACCGCAGCCACCCCGCACGTTGGTCGATACTAAGACCAAGGCAAAGCATAAAGAAGATATCCAGCAGTTCTGGGATTGGCTCTGTGTGACGGCCCCAATGCTCCCCGTTAATGACTGGGCGTACCTACGGGACAAAGCGGCAGAGTTGCGTGGATACACACAGAGCGTTGTGGGTGTGGACAATCTTGAAATGGGGAGGGTTACTTTGCCAGAGGTTGCTTTACAAATCATAATGGATTATAATAGTCCTTTAAGAGTTAACATGGCTGTGGAGTTCCTTAAACGTTCTGACATGACAAGTGTACAGACAGAAGCAGACGCAAAGAAAGTCCGCAGTCAGTACAACCGCTGGATCAACAAGACCCTCGGCTTCAACAAAACTTGTTAGTGCGACACTAACAAACCAACAAAGGAGAACTACAATGGCTTACAAATATATAGAAACCTCGGAACTAAAGGATGTTGAGGAGGGGACTTCCCTTGACCCCTTTGCTAAGTGCGCGTTGGAGTTCGCACTCGCAGCGACTCGTTCGCTTCGATGCAAGGTCGGTGTACCACGCAACCACACGCCCGGTCGGCATTATTACCTGTACGATGATGACTGTCCCGTAGCCTATGCTCGGGTTGGTCATGCCGCCACGCAGGGCACCAACTCTGACAACTTCTATTACGTCCACTCACCCGCCGTGAACAACGAGCGTTACGCTGATTATAACGACAATCGGCACATGACCATGACCAAGAGTTTCGACAAGGCTCTACAGAATGTACGGCGGTACGTGCGTCGGCCCAACCTGCTGGCGCTTGCCAATCACTACTGGGGTTCTGTTGCTATGAAGAACTTCAGTAGCGAGACTAGCGAGGAGAGACAGGGGGTCGCTTCAAAGGCACGTGCCATATCGACTGAAGACGCGACGTTGCTTGAACTGGAGCACCTCTACCGTTCGGGCTACGAGTTTACGGTCGCTACCCTCGCTGAACGTGTACGTGAATGGATAGCAGTAAAGGACGAGGCTGCGATCTCATCTAGGGATCGCACTATGGATGTGGTGTTTGTGCACTTCAAACCAGACGGATCGCACCAAGCCTGTAGATTCCGAAAGGATATATGGCACACCATTGAGGCCGAAGACGCGACGGTGCTGGAAGACCTACCAGAACCCGTGACTCAGCGAGTGGCAGCTTTAACCATCTGTGAGGACAAGTCTCATGTTGATCTTGTCGGAACACGAATTGCTAACAATTGTTTCTTCGTTTATGCGTAAGAGACGGCCCGATACTGTTTATCGTGTTGTTCTAAATGATGAAACTAAACTTGTTCACGTTATAAGTTTTGGTATGGAGAAGGTTGAAGTTTCATCAGAACAGGTGTATAATAGTGTCAACGACCTACCGAAATGGATGCAAGAGGGGGTCGCGCTTCTGATGATGACGAGCGCGAAACCCCCCACCGACGAGGTAGATGGTGTCGGAAGGAGAATAGACGAAACAACTTATTGGCTATACGGCTAACAGGCTGGGGCTTCGGCCTCGGCCACAACTTCGGGAGAATATGGTGAACATCTTTTATCTTGACAGGGAACCCCTGTCTGCCGCCAGAGCGCACTGCGACAAGCACTGCGTTAAGATGATACTGGAGACGGCACAACTTCTCAGCACAGCGCATCGTGAGTTAGACGGCGACGAGTACGCTGACGCACATGGTCTGTATAAGGCCACACACAAGAACCACCCGAGTGCCGTTTGGGTACGCGAGAGCGCCGCGAACTATCGTTGGGCGCACCAACTGCTTGTCGAACTGTGCGGTCAGTACGGATACCGCTACGGCAAGACCCACAAAACCGAGCAGCTCGTCGAGTCGCTTTCCTACCCGCCCTCTAACATCCCAACAGATACCGCGTTCACCGAGCCGCCGCAGTGTATGCCGGACGAGTACAAGCGTAGTGATGCAGTGGATGCCTACCGTGCCTACTATCACGGCGATAAGGCTGGCTTTGCGGAGTGGCGGCACAGCAACCCACCAGTGTGGTGGGTGAGGGAGGACCGAAGCCAACCCCGCCGCGTCCGTGGTGTTTAGCTAAGAGAACCAACATGACACAAGGCAAAAAATCCACCATCACCGGAAAAGCGAACCGTTACATCGTGGGAAAAGCGAACCGCTACATCGTGTTCCGCTTTCTCAAGAAGTACATGAAGCAGCACCTAGAATGCCCGACGCCCATGCAGGTTGCCGAGGAGACAGGGCTGCACCGCGCAACGGTCACATACCACATGCAGGGCCTCCGCGGTGCTGCGGGCCTTCCCGTCCCGATCCCGAGCCACTGGTCCAACGCCGCCCGCAAGCGGTGGGAAGACGGGGCGCACGACGACAAGTACGAACCGAAGGACTTGGTGTCTCTCATCGGAGATTCCTGATGCCGAAGAATAGAGACCTAATCCAACGGCTCTACATCTATGGGCATGGCGGAGTTCGAGTGCGCCCATGAGATGTTTACCGAAGCCGATGTCGTGTTAGTGCGACACTAACAAAGCGGGTGTGGTGAAATTGGTAAACACAAGAGACTTAAAATCTCTCGGCTTCGGCTTTGCCGGTTCAAGTCCGGCCACCCGCACCAAACATGAAACCAGTTACTACGGAGAAGCGGCGTTGAGTTTAACAAAACTAATAAGGGATATGCGACGGGAGAAGAAACTCTCGCAGGAGGATTTAGCCGACGTGGCCGGGGTGCACAGAAACACAATAGGCCGGATGGAAACCGGCGAGGATGTAATGCTGAGTGTGTTTGAGCGTGTAGCTGATGCACTTGGCTACGAAGTTGAACTCTTACCAACGGAGATTACCAGTGAGCAAAACGAGGTTGCACACGACAAAAAAGCAGTTCGAGGACGCACATGATATAGCCGACACAGGCCGTGCGCGTAACGTCGAAATACCCCGAAAGATGTTATACGCGCTACTGATGGATCATTCTGAGATGATTGGGAAGCTGGGCCACGACGTGCTTATCGTGCCGGGAGAGAACGATGACGCCCGAAGCTAAAGTCAAAAAGGTGGTAACAAATCAACTCAAGGATATCGGGGCTTACTACTTCTACCCCGCTACAGGCGGTTACGGACGCAGTGGTGTGCCAGATATAGTAGGCTGCTACCTCGGACAGTTTTTCGGTATTGAGTGCAAGGCTGGTAAGAACAAACCGACAGCTTTGCAGGAGAAGAACCTAGAAGACATACGCAGGGCCGGAGGCATCGCTATGGTGGTGAACGAGGAGAACATGCACGATGTACGAGAGCAACTCATTGGGTTCACAGAACTATAAACAAAGGAGAGTCACTATGAAGTTTTTTGATTGGTTGTTTGGGAAAGATTTAGAAGAGCAGTTGGACAGCACACCGCCGCAAGCAGAGAGGCAGTGGCGCAAGCCACGCGGGGCGGTGAAGGTGTGGCGCTATTGCCGCGCTAGTAAGGTTCACGGTAGGGAAATCTACTGCCCTCAGTGCAGTGCGCCTAGCACAGTGTATCACTTCGCTTGGTCCGTGCTTAAGTGTACGAACTGCGAGAACAGCAGTGAGCGGCGGCAGTGGTACACGGTGCGTACCGACAAAGAACTCAAGCGACAGATTGCCCAAGCTGAAGCCAAAGCAGGGGGCAAGAAATGGAAGGAACTCAAGCGGCAGATTACTCAAGCTGAAGCCAAAGCAGGGGGCAAGAAATGAGCGAACAACTAGAATTACCGTTCGACCCGCCGCTAGACCGCGCCATGAAACGTGCAGAGATACTACGCACGGCGGAGGAATACATAACCAAGGATCGAGCGGCCACGCATGGCAATATGGAGGATAACTTCTCTACGATTGCCGTGTATTGGTCAGAGCATCTGGGGATCAAGGTAACCGCTATCGACGTAGCGGCCATGATGGCGTTGCTAAAGGTTGCACGGCTCAAAAGTAGCGAGGGCAATGAGGACAACTGGGTGGATGCCTGTGGGTACCTAGCTTGTGGTGGTGAACTAGCTTGCGAGGGGAGTAACAAGTTGTGACTAGACCCAAGAATATATCCGACGAGGAGTGGCGAGAGCGGGAGAAAAAATACTACGAAAACAGAACCGAGGAACAGAAGGAACGTAAAAACGCTACAACGCGGGAATGGAGGGCAAAATGGAGGGCAAACCTGTCCGAAGAACAGAAGGAGCGTAGACGAGAACAAGATAGAAGGCGACGGGCAAACCTGTCCGAGGAACAAAGAGAGGCGTTGAGGGTACGTGTACGAAAAGAAAATAAGAAATACTACGAAAACAGAACCGAAGAACAGAAGGAGCGTAGACGAGAACAAGCTAGAAGGCGACGGGCGAATCTGACCGAAGAACAGAAGGAACGTAGACGCGAAACGGCACGTGCAGCGCGCAGGGCCGACCCAGACAAATACCAGCCGCGCCTAAGATTTAAAAGGGCAAGGGATAACCTGTATGACTCCTATGTGAGAGGGCTTTTGAAACGTTATGAATGGGGTGTCGAGCCACCACAAGAACTAATCGAATTAAAAAGAGTGCAACTCAAGATAAGAAGATATCTTAACCAAGGAGAACAGAAATGAAGACCATAACAGACCTACGTGACGAACTATGCAACGCCTTTGAGGATTTGAAAGCGGGAAAAATAACCCCCAAGGTAGCCTCAGAGATGAATAACTCTGCGGGTAAAATCATACACACACTGAAGGTGCAGTTGGACTATCACGCAATGACCAAAACTACACCAAAAATCCCGTTCCTTAAATAGTACCGGAGAGTAGGTAATGGACCTCATAACAATCGACTACGAAACTTACTACGACAAAGAGTTCTCGTTGTCGAAGATGACAACAGAGGAATACATACGCGACCCACGGTTCCAAGTAATTGGGGTAGGCGTGAAGGTGAACAACAAAGAAACGGAGTGGGCTAGTGGAACGCACGAAGAAATCAAAAGTTATTTACAAACATTCGATTGGCATGAGGCTATGCTTCTTGCTCATAACACTATGTTTGATGGTGCCATTTCTAGCTGGTGTTTTGATATTCGTCCTCGGGCTTATACCGATACTCTGTGCATGTCCCGTGCTGTTAATGGGGTGGAAGATAGTGGAAGCCTCAAGGCGCTGGCTGTTAAGTACAACGTGGGTGTTAAGGGAACGGAAGTCGTCAACGCCCTCGGAAAGCGCAGAGAAGATTTTACGCAGGATGAACTAGACCGCTACGGCGACTACTGCATTAACGATGTGAACCTGACCTACGAGTTATTCAAACGTATGGGGTCTGGTTTCCCCCGCAAGGAACTCAAGCTGATAGACCTGACACTGCGTATGTTCGTAGAGCCGACGCTGGACTTGGACCTTGGGCTACTCGAAGAACATTTGAGGAATACTAGAGACTCAAAGGATGACTTGTTAAGGGACGCGGGTATCGAACGCGAAGAACTTATGAGCAATCCTAAGTTCGCAGAGGTATTGCGGTCGTTCGGCGTCGAGCCGCCGATGAAGGTAAGCCCGACCACAGGTAAGGAAACCTACGCGTTCGCCAAATCGGACGAAGCGTTCAAGGCGTTGGCTGAGCGTGAGGACAGCCGTGTACAGGCTGCGGTGGCGGCGCGGCTTGGCGTTAAAAGCACTCTGGAGGAGACACGCACACAGAGGTTTATAGATATAGCCAAGCGTGGGTTGCTGCCGGTTCCAGTTAGGTACTACGCCGCGCACACTGGGCGTTGGGGCGGTGACGACAAGATCAACCTGCAAAACCTCCCGTCACGCGGACCAAACGGCAAAGCCCTCAAGCGCAGTATCATCGCTCCCGAAGGGTACTCAATCATCGAAGCGGATTCCGCGCAGATCGAAGCACGGGTGCTGGCGTGGCTAGCAGAGCAGGACGATCTTGTTAGTGCGTTCACTAACAACGAAGACGTTTATGTGAAGATGGCGTCCCGCATCTATGGCGTTGATGAGGCTGACGTAGACAAAGACCAACGGTTCGTCGGTAAGACTACGATCCTTGGGGCTGGCTACGGTATGGGGGCGGTGCGTTTCAAAGAGCAGCTAAAGACGTTCGGTTTTGATATGGAACTGGACGAAGCCCGACGGGTCATTAACATCTACCGAGACGCTAACTGGAAGATAAACCAACTGTGGCGTGACGCGCAGAACACGATAGCGTCGTTGTACAGCGGCGGCAGTACGTCGTTTGGTGTGGGTGGTCTTATCGAAGCAGTCCCCGATGAGTCAGCACTTCGCTTACCTTCTGGTTTGTTGTTACGGTACGGCGATCTACAGGCCCACCAGACCGACATGGGTTTTGAGTACGACTACAAAACCCGCCGTGGCCGGACCCGGATATACGGTGGCAAGGTTATTGAGAACGTATGCCAAGCACTCGCACGGTGCATTATCGGTGAGCAGATGCTAGAGGTAGCCAAGAGATACAAGGTCGTTCTGACTGTGCATGACTCTATCGTTTGTTGCGTCCCTGATGCCGAAGCCGAAGCGGCCAAGGCGTATGTCGAGGAATGTATGCGTGAAGTTCCCGATTGGGCCCACGGTTTGCCCGTCGATTGTGAAGCTGGAGTTGGTAAATCCTATGGAGACTGCGAATGACGAACGAGCGTGATAACAACACACACGATACGATAGACAACATGTGGGCTAGAGGTATGCCTGTTTGGACAGGGGGTAGAGCCATTGATGAAGTGAGTACGCGGGGTGAATTCATAGACTGCACCAATATAGAATGTGATGGGCTTATCAAATTTGATACCGTGCGGATGGAGCCGGGGATGGCGCTAGATCAGAGCGGTGTGTTCATCGACGCACGTTGTTCTAAATGTAGTTTCGCTGGGCAGTTGGGGATACTGAACCAACAAGTCAGAGACGATGAATTTTTGGGGCGTTTGGTGTGGGTTTATAAGGTGGAGACTGCGAATGACTGATGCTATGGCGCTGAAACTGTATTATAAAAGTCGTATGAGTACGTTTGAGGTAGCCAAGGTACTTAACTGCACGGAGGCAGAAGTCTGGAACGCGCTTGCTCGCAACGACAAAGAGAACCCCCGTAAATGACATATAGTGTATCGCCTTGGTCCTTCAGTAAGATCAAAGCCTTTGAGCAGTGCCCTAAGCAATTCTACCATATGAAGATTGCCAAAGACTACACCGAGAAAGAGACCGAGGCGATGCTGTATGGAACTTTGTTCCACGAAGCCGCCGAGAATTTTGTCAAGGACGACACCCCTATACCCGAGAAGTTTAAGTACGCCGAAGCTGCGCTAACCAGCCTGAAGAACAAGCCCGGTAAGAAGCTGTGTGAGTACAAGTTAGGACTCACCGAAGACTTAGAACCCTGCGGCTTCTTCGATGAAAACGTATGGTTTCGTGGTATTGCGGACCTAATCATACTGGACGGTGACACCGCTTGGGTGGTAGATTACAAAACTGGCAAGTCAGCCAAGTACGCTGATAAAGGGCAGCTTGAGTTGATGGCGTTAGCTACGTTCAAGCACTTCCCCGAGATTAAAAAGGTCAAGGCAGGTCTGCTGTTCGTTATCGCAAAGGCTCTTGTCAGAGACAGTTACGAAGATACCGTGGCTCCTATCCTATGGAAGAAGTGGTTGTCCGACTACGCTAGGATGGAGAAGGCTTTGGAGACGAACACTTGGAACCCAAGGCCGAGCGGACTGTGCCGCGCACACTGTGCAGTTATTGATTGCCCTCACAACGGGAGGAACTGATGCCCTACACCAAGAAACCGCGCCCCTACAAAAAAGAGTATCAGCAGCAGAAAGCCCGCGGTGAGCATGGCGACCGCATGGAGCGGCAGCGGGCGCGCCGTGAGATGGATAAGACAGGTAAAGATGCCAACAAGAACGGCAAAGCCGATAAGCGCGAGGGTAAGGACGTCGCGCACAAGAAGCCCCTATCACGCGGCGGCGCTAACAAGGACGGAGTAACCGTCCAGAGCCGCAAACGAAACCGCGCTGCGGGTGGCGCACTGAGTAAGGGCAAGCGAAAGAAATAACACACCAAAGGAGAACTTAAGTGCGGGTTATCAACGATAAAGCAATACTTCTAAACCTGCGAAACCCCGGAAAAGTAACCAACACAATCGCTAAGAGTAAGATCATTAGCGAGAACAAGGTGCTGGTGAACTGGGGTGTAGAAGAAGCGATCACGCTCAAGAGCATCAATGTAGATATACCGTCGCCTATTGTCGGTCGGTACGGGTGGCCGGGGAAGTACGCCCCTTTCGAGCACCAAAAGTCTACGGCTGCGTTCCTGACAAAACACCGTAAAGCGTTCTGCTTTAACGAGCAGGGTACAGGTAAGACCGCTAGCGCTATCTGGGCATCTGACTTCCTGCTTGAGCAGGGGGCGGTTAACCGAGTCCTCATCATATGCCCGTTGTCGATCATGGATTCGGCTTGGCGAGCGGACCTGTTTACATTTGCTATGCACAGAAGTGTTGATGTGGCCTACGGTTCCCCCGACAAACGCCGCAAGATCTTAGCCAACGGTGCTGACTACGTTGTAATAAATTATGACGGTGTGGAGATTGTAGCCGACGACATTGCGGCAGGGGGTTTTGACCTCATTATTGTAGACGAAGCTACGCACTACAAGAACGCGCAGACAAAACGCTGGAAAGTCCTAAACAAGTTGGTTGGCGAGAATACTTGGCTATGGATGATGACGGGTACTCCCGCCGCACAAAGCCCTCTTGATGCGTATGGTCTAGCTAAACTCGTCAATCCCCGTGGGGTGCCACGTTACTTCGGATCGTTCCGCGACCAAGTGATGTACAAGATTACCCGCTTCAAGTGGGGTGTGAAGGACAGCGCCACAGAAACCGTGTTCAACGCGCTACGGCCAGCCATTCGGTTTACGAAGGAGGAGTGCCTAGACCTACCGGACATGGTGTACACCAAACGTAGGGTCGAACTGACTCCACAGCAGCGTAAGTACTACAAACAACTCAAGGATCAGATGGTCATGCAAGCGGCTGGCGAGGAAGTTACCGCCGTTAATGCAGCCGTCAACATGAACAAGTTGCTACAGATATCGGCTGGTGCGGTTTACACCGATCACGGAGACGCTTTGGAGTTCGATATCAAGAACCGGTACAAGGTTCTCATGGAGGCCATACAGGAGGCCAGCGGCAAGGTTCTGGTGTTTGTCCCCTTCCGCCATGCCATAGGTATATTGTCGGAGAAGTTGGCGTCAGACGGCGTTACCAACGAGGTAATCCAAGGCGATGTGCCAGCCACTAAGCGTACTGACATCTTCAAACGCTTCCAAGAACAGGATGACCCAAAGGTTCTGGTTATCCAACCTGCTGCCGCATCGCACGGTGTTACGTTAACAGCCGCCGATACAGTGGTCTGGTGGGCACCTACCAGTTCGTTGGAGACCTACTCCCAAGCCAACGCCCGAGTCCACCGTTCGGGCCAGAAGAACAAATGTACCGTGGTGCAGCTTCATGGCTCGCCCGTAGAGCAACACGTTTATAGGTTGTTGGACGACAGAATTGATGTTCATTCAAAAATCATAGATTTATATAACGAATTGCTTGACTAAGCCTCCATACTCCACTATATTCCACAACCTACAACAAAAAGGAGAACCTTTAAGTGGAAGATAAAGACCGTTTGGGTAAGCTAACGAAGGCTTATATAAACATCCGCGCTCGACGCACGGAAATTGCCTCTGAGTTTAAGAAAGAAGATGATCGGCTAAAGGAGCAGCAGGACAAGATCAAAGCTACCCTCCTAAAGTTCTGCAAGGAAAATGACATCGACAGCGTTAGGACTGAGGCTGGTGTGTTCTACCGAAGCCAGAAGCGCCGTTACTGGACTAGCGATTGGGAGTCGATGCACAAGTTTATCCTTGAATACGAAGCGCCTGAGTTCCTTGAGAAGCGTCTCAACCAGACCGCTGTTAGGGAGTTCTTAGAGGAGAACCCGGACATCCTGCCTCCGGGTCTCAATGTGCAATCCGAATACACAATCTCAATCAGGAGAAAGTAATGAGTACTGAATACGTCCCTATTGATGACGTTGCAAAGTGTTTGCACGTCTCGCCAGCCACCGTCCGTGGCTGGGTGCGGAAGGGGGAAATTCCGCCAAACACCTATATCAAGGTGGGGACTACCTACCGCTTCAACGTAGATGCAGTAGTTGAGGCTCTGCGTGGGCCGGAAGAAACTGAGGGGGAAGTTCCCTACGTGGAAGCCGACAACGTAGGGAATGACGTTACGACCGATAACAACTTAGACGAAGACATCTAGGAGAACACAATATGTCTGAACTATCTATCTTTGAAGGCAACTCCCTCGTCTCTAGTGACCTGTTCAAATCATTGCAGAGTGCTGGAAGCAACCTACTCGGGGGTTCCGGTGGAGGTATACGCCGTATCAGTATTCGGGGTAAGCGTTTCCGTGAGGTTGTTGGTAGCGAGGAAATGCGTGTTAGCAAGTCTGACAGCATGAACATCGTTATCATCAACGCGGCCCCGCTTTCCCGTACCTATTACGAGGGTGTTTACGGTGCTGACAAACCGTCTGCTCCGCACTGCTGGTCGTCGGATACCAATGTGCCGTCCCCCGATGTACCAGAAGATCAGCGTATGGCCTCCCGCTGCATGGACTGCCCGATGAATGTTAAGGGTTCTGGGCAAGGCGAGAGCCGTGCTTGTCGTTTCCAGCAGCGTCTCGCTGTGGCACTGGAAGGTAATCTAGATAAAGTCTACCAGTTGCAGCTTCCGGCAACCAGCGTGTTCGGTGACGGTAAGGACGGTAAGATGCCGATGCAAGCCTACGCACGGTTCCTCAACGCCCACAACACGCCGCCCATCGCAGTTGTCACCGAGATGTATTTTGACGACGACAGCGACGGCCCCAAGTTGTTTTTCAAGCCTGTACGTCCGCTGGACGAAAGTGAGTTGAAGCGGGCTGCGGCGCTTCTTGAACATTCCGATACGGAACGGGCTATCACCTTCACGGTGGCGAAGCCCAAGAAAGACGCCGATGTTAGTGCGGCACTAACAAAGCCGGAGCCTAAGAAGGCCAAGAAAGCCAAGGTTGAAGTGGATGAGGACGAGGAAGATCCGGCAGAGCCGGAAGAACCTAAGAAGGTTGCCAAGAAGTCGGATGCCACTTCGGGCGATACAGACCCTGAGTTGGATGCTATAGTGGACGCTTGGGACGACTAATCTAAAGCTATAGCACCGCCGCGACCGTTTTGCTGGGGAGGCGGTCGCGGCACCTTCTCGGGAGATTGTAATGGAACCAAGAGTGTTCTTGGAGAAGGCGCTATCGGAGAACGGCTACTACTGTGTATTCGCTGCAAAAAGCGCAGAAAACAGGCGGACACAGAAGTTCTACACCTCGGTAAGCGCCGTCATAGACGCGGCACAAGAGTTAGACGCGCAAGGGTTCGATGCTTATTTCGCACTCGCTACCTTTGAAGAAGACGGCTCGCGCAAAGTATCCAACGTAAAACAACTTAAGTCGTTCTTTCTTGATCTGGACTGTGGGCCAAGCAAGGACTACCCAAGCCAGAGTGAGGCGCTTGACGCGCTGCGAATGTTCTGCACGGCTACCAACCTGCCGAAGCCGTTCATGCTGAACTCTGGTCGTGGAGTACATGCTTATTGGTTCCTTGACGAGCCGATAAGTTACGACGACTGGTTGCCTGTCGCTGAAAAGCTCAAGGCTTTATGTGTTACGCATAACTTATTAGCAGACCCCGCCGTAACGTCTGACGCCGCTCGCGTACTTCGTATTCCCGGCACCCATAACCACAAGGACAGCCCACCATCACTGGTGCGGCAGTTTGGTATGAGTGTGCCGGAGCCGGTTAGCCTTGAGGTGTTCTCCAATACCCTTGGCATGGACATGATGCCGCCACCTAGAAAGTATATCCCCGCCGGGGCGAACGCGGTTATGGATATGCTTATGGGTAACAAGACGAGCGTGTTCCTAGACATCTTAAATAAAACACGCCGTGGCGCAGGATGCGCCCAGCTTGCTGCGATCATGAAGAAACAGGCAGAGGTGCCTGAGCCGCTGTGGAGAGCGGGGCTGTCTATCGCCAAGTTCTGTGAGGATGGCGACAAGGCGGCGCACCTCATGTCGAAGAACCACCCGCAATACACCCCAATCGAGACCGTGAAGAAGATGGACTTGATTAAGGGGCCGTATCGTTGTGCCACCTTTGACGAATACGCGCCGGATATATGCACTGGATGTCCACACTGGGGTAAAATTAAATCACCGATTTCGTTGGGGCAGAAGGTACTTGAGGCTACGGAAGAAGTTGTCGTAGAGGCTCCTTCGGCCACCCTCCCAAACGCCCCCCTAAAATCTTACACTATACCAACGTATCCGACTCCGTACTTCCGTGGCGCTAATGGTGGTGTGTACTCACGCAAGACCCTGCCGGACGGCACAGTGGACGAAGTACCTGTCTACCATAACGACCTATATGTAGTACGCCGTATACGAGACCCCGAGGTTGGTGAGTCGATACTTATGCGGCTGCACCTACCGAAGGACGGTGTTCGCGAGTTTACAATCCCGCTCACTTCGGTAACGTCAAGGGACGAGTTCCGTAAGCAGATGTCTATGCAGGGTGTCGCTGTCCCACGAGTGGATGAGTTGATGAAATATACATTGGACTGGGTGAACGAATTGCAATCAAAGAGTGAAGCCGATGAAGCGCACAAACAGTTTGGTTGGACAACCGAGGAGTTTGATTCCTTTGTGCTAGGCAACCAACACATCCTAGAAAACGATGTAGATTTCAACCCGCCGTCTTCACAGACGCTGGGTTTGTTCCCCTATTTTGAGCCAAAGGGGACTATGGAGCAGTGGCGCAAGAACCTAGACTTCTATGACAGAGATGGTTTTGAGATACACCAGTACATAGTCGGCACGGCGTTTGGTTCAGTACTTATGCAGGATTCTGGTCATAACTGTGCGGCCCTGCACCTACATAGTAAAGAGTCCGGTATCGGTAAGACTACAGCTATGGTTGTGGGCGCGTCACTGTGGGGGAGCCCTGAAGCACTCGTTCTAAGTAAGAAGGACACACTCAACTTCAAGCTACACCGGGGCGAGATATACCATAGCCTACCGTATTACCTAGACGAAATAACGGATATGAAGCCCCATGAGGTTAGTGATCTAGCATATGCCATCACCAGCGGACAGCAGCGCGGTCGCCTATCCGGCAGCGCCAATGCAGAACGATATAGGGGCGATCCGTGGAAGTTTTTGTGTGTCACCACCGGTAACGCTAGCGTTATTGAACGTGTGTCCGCATGGAAGTCTATGCCGAAAGCGGAGGCGCAGCGGATCATGGAAATGAAAGTCGATAGGCTGTTCCATAAGTCGGAAGATAAGGCCGCACAGGATAGATTTCTTGACTCTGTTAAGCGTAACTACGGCCACGCTGGACCCCAATACATCCAGTACTTGCTCCAGAATAAATCCAGCATCCGCGCATTATCCGAAGAAGTTAAGCAGCACGTCGATAGCAAGGCTGGCCTAACCAGTGAAAACAGGTTCTGGTCTGCGCATGTAACCTACACCATGACTGGGCTTATCCTAGCTAAGAGGATGGGCCTTATCAGCTACGACACACAGAAGATATTTAAGTTCGCCAACTGGATGCTTAAGTGCAATTTGGCGGCTGTGGCCGACATGTCGTTGAGTGCACAGGATATACTTAACGACTACATCAACGAACACTGGAACAACGTGCTGTGGATCAAGAGTACGGACGATCTACGTAGGGGGCAGGGCGGTCCGCTCGACTCCCTGATTGTGCCGGAAGCGTCGCCACGGGGGAAGCTGGTGGCGCGGTACGAAACCGATATCAAGAGAGCGTACCT